AACAGTGGATATTCGGAGAGACGGCGGAGCGCGAACGCTCGACACACCTTGCTCGCTCTGGATCACACGTCGTCCCGACCGCAAGGATGGAAAAAGTCGTCTCGTCCACCGATGCGCCGGTGATTCTTAGTGCCGGAGGCCCAATTGTCTCACCAGATCTTCTGGTCATCGGAGAAGGCCGCCAACGCTGGGAAGAGATCAAAGCAAAGACCAAGCCAGGCTGGCTGAAATACGAACGGATCTATGAGCATGGAATGGACTACGCGAACTTCCTTCAATACGCTCGAATCCAGCGAGAGACTGGATACACCCTCATCGTTGCGATCAAGGAAGTGCTTTCGCCTTTGGACCCAGGCCGCGGTCCCGAGCGAAACTTGAAACCTCTGGGTTTGTGGCTCATTCAGACACTCGCCGAGCTATCCCGAAGAGGCCACCACGAACAGAAATGGCCGAGCAATGCAGACCAAGGTCGTTTGGGTCAAGGAGGCTGGCTCTGGCCCCGTAGCTGCATGGCAATGATCGATCCCAAACGAGAGCCGGGCCTCGCTGCGAAAATCACAAACCGAGTCATCGAGACAGAAGAACAGCTACAGGATGTTTCGAACAAATCGAGAGCCTCACGAGCGTGACCGACCGCATCCGCCAGATCCGCGCCCACGGCACCGTCTCGCCCGGCGTGGCCAGCGCGCTCTCGCTGGCCTCCGACGGCCGCCTGGACCTGGAAATGCGCGACCAGAACGGCGACAAGTGCTGGTGGGCGCCCGGTCTGCGCGTAGTTGCCGTGCGCCGCGAGCCAGGGGGCAACCGGCTGGCCGTCGAGGTCGAGGTCGACCTCACGCTGGCCGTCGACCCCCGCAGCGGCAAGCCGGCGAGCCCGCCGCGCCTGCCCGGACCTCCGTCGGAGCGGAGCGCGCTCGTGCCGCGCGGCGATGGCGAGCCCGGCACGCGGAGCGAGTGGGAGGCCGAGCGTGCCGAGATCCTGCGGCTGTGGCGGCAGGGGATCCCGGTGCGCGAGATCGCGCTGCGCGTCGGCCGCAATCGTCAGCGGGTGGGCTCGATGATCGCCCGGAACATGACGAGCGAGGAGCGGAGGCTGCGCGATCACCGGATTCGCGATCTTGCGAGGCGCGGCGTATCACACGGGGAGATTGCGCGCGTGCTAGGGACGAGCGTGGGGCTCGTGAGGCGCGTGTTGGAAGAGGGGCGGAGAAAAGAATGAGAAAGCTGCGCGACGAGATTCATGCCATTTTCGCTGATGCGAAGTGTCCCCATTGCGAAGCACGATGGCCAATCGGAGAGATCCATCCTCCGCCTCATGTGGAAAAGTGGCAACACTTCGCTGCGGTCAAATGTCGCGAGTGTCGCCGACAAATTCGCTGGCTTCCGTTCCCAACGACCGACCAGGAAGAGAAGCAGAGCCGGCGTCAAAGTCGACGCAAGCTCCGCCCGCGATCGGACTCGTTTTGTGAAATCTGTCTTCGAGAGGGTGTAGACCTGCGGCATCCAGATACGTTGGAAGTCCAACACGTGATCGAAAAGTCCGACGGAGGAGACGATCGGCCTGAGAATCTTCGCATTTACTGCACGGCCTGTCATTCGCTCGTCAACTGGGTACGAACCTACGTAACCCGGAGACAGGGGTGAAACGAGGCACTCCCGACCATCCGAAGATGGATCATCTTTCAGCACTTCTGGACATCCCCCGCTACGCAGCGGTGGGCATCGTGGAGAGCGTCTGGCACTTGGCTCAGCAATACGCGAAGCGCGGCGACATCGGGAAGTTCGCACCCGAGGTCATCGCTCGAAAGATCGACTGGCGTGGTGAAAGCGACACGCTGGTCCACTGCCTGTGGGAGGCTGGGTGGCTGGATCGATGCCGTTGCCACGGGCTTCGGCTCCACGATTGGCCCGACCATGCCGACCAGACGGTCTCGCGATCGGAGGAAGTCAAAAGGCTAGGCTTTTTGGGGTGTTACAGCGATGCTAGCAGCGTGCTAGCACCTGACGAGCGGGATGCTAGCCAGCCTAGCCTAGCCTTGCCTACGCCTAGCCGGGCCAACGCCGACGCCGCTAGCACGCTGCTAGCAGAGCCCCAGCAGCGTGCTAGCAGAGCCAGCCGCGCAGGCGCCGAGCGGAAGACCACGGCACCGGGGGGTCTGTCGGAGGCCGACTATGCGGCCGTCCGGGCATGGTGTGCGGACGTCTGGCCGGCAGGGCTCGAAGAGCTCGATGCACGGATCGAAGAAGCCCTCGGGTTCTATCGTGCGCGTGGCGACAAGTATGTGCGTTGGAGCGATGCGGTCATCAACAACCTCCGCGCCAACGAGAACCGGCGTCGCGAGCGTCAGGGCGAGCCGAAACTCCGGAGTCGTGTCGAAGCCCGGAAGCTGCGAAAAGCTCTCGAACGAAAGCGCCGCGAGGTGGAAACGCACACCGATCGGTGGGAGAATCCGTAGCCATGAACATCGAAGATGTCCGTCATTGGCTCGCGACCGTTCACGGTGGCCTCACGGGATACATCGACCTGCGGGGGATCGACCCGGACCAGGAACGTCCCCCCCAGACTGCGTTGGTCGAGACGATCGAAGAGGCGGTCGCATGGTGTGCACGAACGGAAGGCGACGGCTGGAATCTGTATGCCGGCCTTGCCCGCCGCGGTTCGCAGCGCGACGCAGCGGGACGAATCGTGCGTGGTGAAACCAACCTGGCGGCCTGCCAGGTGCTGTGGATCGACTTGGACGAGGGCACGGTGGATGAACACCAGCAACGCCTCCGGCAGCTCCCCGTGCAGCCCACGTTGGTCATTGATTCCGGAAACGGCACGCACGCCATCTGGCAGCTGGAGCAGCCCATCGCATGCGTCTCGGCCTCGCCCTGGCCGCAACGAATGCGGTGGATCTTGCGAGGCCTCCAGGACGCAGCCGGGGGCGATCCGAGCGTCTGCGAGCCGGCGCGCATCTTTCGCGTTGCGGGAACGACGAATTACCCCAACGGCCGCAAGCGCACGGCAGGTGCGACGGTTCGGAAGTCGCAGATCCTCCAGTCGCACGGCTACCTGGCGACCATCGAGGACTTCGAAGACCTGGAGCATCGTGGGCGAGCTTTGGATCAAGACCGCCCCCAGCCGGTGGTCGGCACCAACGAACGATTGCCGGCCAACGTCGAGGTCATTCTCGACCGCGTGCCGCGCATGAAGCGGGTGTTTTTCTGCGAGGAGCGGCTGCGGGACAAGACGCCTTCGGACGAAGATTATGCGATTGCCGCAGGGCTCTGGCGTCATGCTCCGTGGCTTTGCAGCAGAGATATCGCAAGCGCAATCCGCTATCGGCGGGTGGCGCTCGCTCACCTGGTGCGCGGGTCTCACAAGACCGATGGCTACTACGCGGCGACCGTGGAGAAGGCGAAGCGTTCGGCGTTTCGAGACGACCTGGAGCCCGATCCCGAGATTTCCGCGGCCCGATGGTATCAGTGGGTCGTGCGCCGCTCGCTGTTGCCCCGAGCCAAGCCGGAGCGAGTCGAACACGCGGTCCATACGACACTGCCCCGAATCTCGACGTCGCTGCTGGATCTCGACGAAACGCTGGGTGGAGGACTCTACGGCTTTGCGGCGATCGCAGGATCGAGCGGTGTCGGAAAGAGCACGATTGCGTGGAACACCGCGATGATTGCGGCCCAAGCGGGCTGGACTTCTGTCTATCTCGCGGCAGAAATGGACCCCCAAGACTACGAGCAGCGCGCGGCACGATTTCTAAATTGTCGCATTGACGAGGCACGCGATCGGATGCCTCAGCTTTTCGTGGTGAGCGACGGGCTCGACTTCGAGTCATTGATCGACGTGCTGCTCACTGTTCCAAGGGATGACACAACGCATCTGCTGATCGCGGTCGACTCCATGACAAAAGTCGCTCGCTATGCGGCGAGCCCCGAAGATCCGCGTGGCCCGTTTGTGGCACTCGCCAAGTTGGAGCGTATGTGTGAGAGCCTGGTGCGGTTTGGCCGCCGTCGCACGACCGTGATTGCGACGAGTGAGCTCAATGCGGCGCGTGAGATGTTCGGACGGAGCGGTACCTACTCAGCCAGCGTGCAGATTGCACTGGAGAGCGACAAGGATCAGCCCGATCTCATTTGGGCGCGCGTGGACAAGGGCCGATACAGCGCGAAGACCAAGAAGCTCGGGCCGTTTTGGGCCAACTGGCGTCGCCATCGACTGGAGCCACTGAGCACGCAGTCGCTTCGCTCGGCGCATGACGAGCCAGAGACCGAGCGGAGCGACAAGGAAGCTGCGGAGTGGTGGTCGTGAGGTCGTGGCACGACGCGGCGCTGCGGGCGGGACGGCTGAAGGCATGATCGCCGCAACCCTCCGCCGTACCGCGCGGCTCGTGGACGCCCTGGCCGCGTGGCTCGAGCGGCCCCCTGGGGGCGAGCGGGCCGCAGTCGAGCGCCAGGCAGCGTTCTCGTCGACCAAGATCTGCGCCCGTCGAGCAGAGAGCGTGCTCCGAGACGCCGCAGGATCGCCGGAGGCGCGACTTCGGGGTCCGGCCCGACCCCAGGCCCGGGCTGAGCCGTTTTCGGGGTCTCAGGCGGAGAAAGCGCTTTTCTCGCCCGATGGCCCGTCGCCCAAGCCGCAGCGCGTCAAGCGCGTCACCCGCGTTCGACCCGGCCTCTGGGCGCTGGCCCTCGACTGCGGGTGCCTCGTCTATCGATGGGGGTCGGAGGCGGAGATGCCGGGAGCGGCGGCGTGCGAGAGGGCGTGTCGGTGAAGAGGTCTCGCCGGACGACTCTTTCCAGCGATGGCCTCCGCGAGTCCGCACTGGAGCGTGAGTTGGCCATGCAGATTCGGTTGGCTCGGCTTCCGAGTCCGCAACGCGAGTATCGGTTTCTCTCGGGTCGCCGCTTCCGCGCCGACTTCGCATTCTGCGACCGCCGTTTGCTCGTCGAGGTCGAAGGCGGACTGTTCCGGTCGCGTCGTACGGGGCGCCGGGGAGCCGGCCACACGAGCACAACGAAGATCCTTCGCGACATGGAGAAGAGCAACCTGGCCCAGCTCGCCGGCTGGTGCGTGCTGCGGGTGGCGGCCCCCCACATTCGGAACGGCCAGGCATTGGCTTGGATCGAGGAGGCGCTCAAATGACGCAGCTCACCCTCTGGGAGCAGGAGATCGCCATGGGGGAGATCTACCGCCAGCTACCGACCGTCCAGGACACGCTGGAGCGCATCGACCGTCGTGAGCGCCGGCGTGGAGGCCGGTGGCAGGAGTGCGCGCGGCTCGGGCCGGGGGAAGAGGTGATTGAGAGCCCGCGGCTGACCACGCCGAAGGGGAAAAGGAGAAGATCCGCATGACGACGACTCACATCGTGGCGCTTTCCGGCGGCAAAGACTCGTCTGCGATGGCCCTGCGCCTCGCTGAAGTCGAGCCGCGCGAATACATCTACGTCTGCACGCCGACCGGCAACGAACACGACGACATGATCGAGCACTGGAAGAGTCTCAGCGACCGATTGGGTCAGCCGATACTTCCTTTGACGGCGGGTCGCAGTTTGCAAGGGGAGATTCGTCGCCAACAGATGCTCCCCAATCACCGCGCTCGTTGGTGTACACGCATGCTCAAGATCGAGCCCTATCAGCAATTCCTCGCCAAGTATGCGCACGAGGGTCCGGTGGTCTCTTATGTCGGGCTGCGGGCCGATGAGCCCGAGCGACCCGGTGGCATCTACGACCATCTTCCCAACGTGACGATGCGGTTTCCAATGCGCGAGTGGGGATGGGGAATCCGCGCGGTGACGGACTACTTGCGCGAACGCAACGTGACCATCCCCAAGCGCACCGATTGCCTGGGCTGCTTCTGGCAACGGCTGGGACAATGGTGGGAGCTTTGGAAGGACGCGCCGGAAGAATACGAAAAGATGGCCGCTCTGGAGCGGTATGTGACCGAGCAACGAGGCAGAGTGCACACGTTTCGCTCGGAGCAACGCGATTCCTGGCCGGCGAGTCTCCATGAGCTGCGAGCGCGGTTCGAGGCGGGCGCCCGGCCGAAAGCAGCAGGGCAGGGCGAGCTGTTCGGCGGTCCCGAGCATCGTTGCCGTGTTTGCTCGCTGTGACGCCTCGGCTGCCGGCCGATCTGCGGCAGGAGCCCTGCAAGCGCTGCGGCCACGCCCGGGATCGCCACGTGGGCTACGCGTTCGCCTGCGAAGAGAAGGAATGTCGATGCGAGAGCTTCCGAACGACGTGGAGACAGCGGCGAAGCCCCCGCGCGAAGCCGGCCCGGGCGCCGCGCGCCAGTCCTGGATGCCCATGATCCTGGCCGGCCGCTGCGTCGACTGCGACTTGTTGATGCAACGCTGGGCCCGATCGCCGTGGCGCGATCGTCCCGGGCGCCGGGTGCGGACATGAAGCTGCAGGGCGCCGTCCACCCGCCCGATGATCTCCGCCACGAGCCGTGCACCCACTGCGACCATCCGCGCTATCGCCACATCGGATATGCGTTCGCCTGTGAGGTGGAGGGATGCCGCTGCGATGCCTTTCGGATGCGTTGGCGACCACGACGTCGACTCGACACGCGCCGACCGAATCACGAGACGACCGACCGGAGGAGGGGGTGATGGAGCAGACGATTGTGATGACGATTGCCGGCGAATGCGACGACTGCGGCTGCCCGATCCGCCGCTGGGCGCAGGCTCGAGGCCGTCGGCGCCGCCCGGCCCGTTGCGCCCGGTGCACGGCGCTCCAGTTCGGGCCGATCGTCGACCCGCCGTCCCCGGCCCAGGCCGCCCGATCGCGCCGCATCACCTCGGTCGAGGCCGCGCGGCTCGCACACGTGTCGAGCGAGGCCATCCGCCTGCGGTGCCGCCGGGGTTCGTTTGCGACGGCTCGCCGGGACGAAGCCGGCCACTGGACGGTGGAGCGCGGTGAGGTCGAGGACTGGATGGACAGTCAACGCGCCTAGCGGCGCACGGAGAAGACAAACATTCGCCGCGGATGGGCCGCGGTGAGCAACGAGAGCGGGAACGAAGGAGACGCACATGGAGATACATAGCTCGTATTCGACGCTTAGAAAGCTCGCAAGACAGATCTGGGAGAAGCTCGAAACCGTGGACACAACCGCTGTCAGTGAGCTTGCGACCGCGATTCGCCAAACACGGCGTGCTGACATTGCTGTGCATTTTGCAGCGTGGGTGCTGATCCATGAGCAGATGCGCCACAGCCGCGGACTCCGAGCACGATCCCAGCGGGGGACCGACACGACGAGTGACATCCCGACGTCAGAGGATGCGTTGGCGGACGATCTGGATGTGGTCGTTCGCTGGCGGGTCGGCGCGTGGCCGCTCCGGAGCGGTCGTCCGCTCCACGACGCGACCGAACAAGAGCTGCGCGCGCAGATTGATCTCCACCGAAAGAACGAGACGGGCAATCGACTGGCCGCAGAGTTTCACGAGCGCATTCTTGAAGAACGCAAGAAAAGGCGTTCGCGGCCGAGCGATCCGTGCTCCAAGACGCTGTGCGAGGAAGACTTCGATGCGATCTATCGTGAGGTCTACGGCGAGGAGGCAGCATGACACGGCGACCCGATGGGAGAGAGGGACTGACAACGCGCGTCTACAAATACGGACTGCCCGCGCTCTCAGAGACCAAGTGGCAGGACAAGGCCGACACGATCGAGAAGGCGCGTCACCAGCTCAGGCTGGGCCACACGTATCGCAACAAACTCGTAGAGATCGAACGTGCCCGTCGCCAGGCCTATCATGACGCGCTCGCCGACTGCGACTCGGACGTTGCCCTTGCATGGAAAGAAGTCCGGGGGTTGGAGGAACAGCTCGAGCTGGTACGCGATGCGATTCAGTCTGAGCGTTCGGGCATTCGGCGTCGCAAGCAACGTCCCGAGGGAAAGGACGATACCGACCGGATCCGGGCTGAGCTCGCGCGGGCGTGGGAGTACCTCCGAGATCGGGAGAAGTCGGCGCGCAAGACGGATTCCGCGAAGGATCGGCTCCGCGAGGTGGAGGAGATCGCACGGAAGGCGGCGAAGGACGTTTACGGCGACTACGGCACGCAGGGGCTCTACTGGGGCACGCGCTGTGCATGGATGCGGGTGGCAAAGGATCAGTTTCGCAAGGGCCCGCCGCCGCGATACAGAAGATTCGATGGTTCGGGTAGCCTGTCTGTGCAGTTGCAGTCTAAGGGCGAGCGAAACGGCTACAGCATGTCGGATATCTTGGGCGACGGGGAGGATGCGCGCGCGGCTCGGAGACTCGTGCAGCTCGACCTCGATTCCGCTCCGCGTCGTCAGGGTCGGAGGTATGGCACCCTCCGTCTGCGAGTCGGATCGGAGGGGCGAGATCCTGTATTCGCAATCTGGCCGCTTGTCTGGCACCGGGACATTCCTCTCGAAGCGCGGGTGAAGTGGGTGCGCGTGGTATCGTGCCGAGTGGCCGGTCATGTGCGGTGGCATGTGTGTTTCGAGGTGGAGATGCCCGCGACGTGGTGCGCGGAGACGTGTGGCCGTGGTCGTGTGGCCGTCGATCTCGGGTGGCGCCGGGCCGTAGCCGACGATGCAGTGACCGTCGAAGTCGCACGATGGCAGGGAGATGATGGCGGGTCCGGGACAGTGGTCGTCCCACCCGGGGTGGTTGGGCAGCTTGCGAAGGCCGCAGAGCTGCGCTCATTGCGGGATGACCACTTCAACGCGGCGCTGGACGCGCTTGCGGCGATGCTCCGTCACGCGAAGCTGTCGGAGGAGCATAGGAAGCGGGTGGCACACATGGGGCGATGGAGGTCGCCCCGGAGGCTGGTCGGACTGTCGCGATGGTGGAGCCAGAATCTTCTCGGAGACGACGATGCGATCGCCGCCTATCTTGCCTCCTACGTGAGGCGGGACTATCACCTCTGGGAGTGGGAGGCCAACGCGCGGCGCAAGGCAATCGAACGTCGCGAGCATGTGTTTCGCAATGTGGCGGCGACACTGGCGCGTCGCTATGGGACCGTGATCATGGACGACTTGGACTTGCGCCAGATGGCGAAACGGCCGGCTCCCGAGAGCGACCGCTATGAAGAGAGATCAGATGTGAGTCAGAGTCAACGAACCGTGGCTGCTCCGGGCGAGCTCCGGGAGGCGATCGTGTGGGCGTTCCGAGCGCGAGGGGGTACCGCGGAGCCGGCCCAGGCGGGCCAATCTCTGGAGTCCATGCTCGGGGCGAGCGGTGGGGTCTGTCAGGACGAGGCGGCGACCGCTCGCACGTCGAAAAAAACTGGTCTGGAGCGAGGATAGCCGATAAGGTGCGAGCGCAGGATGGAGAAGGAATGGTGCGGCGTGGGAGATCGACGGCACCACTCGCGAGTGGTCTCAAAACGTGTCTGGAGCCGGGGAGTTACACCGCCCGGGGCGCAAAGCCAGTGCAAGGGCTTCGTACTTGCAACACGGTGTTCCTCCTTACTTCCGGCCGCCGCGGAGGCGGCGCAAAGCCAGTGCAAGGGCTTCGTACTTGCAACGGGCACCCGGAGCGCCGCGCTGGACCGCGAGCGAGCCGGCGCAAAGCCAGTGCAAGGGCTTCGTACTTGCAACACTTCGAGCTCTTGCTCGTGGATGCGCCGCTCGAGGGGCGCAAAGCCAGTGCAAGGGCTTCGTACTTGCAACAGAACCTTGAATCGCATCGGTGTATCTCCTCTACTTGGCGCAAAGGGAGTCGATGCGCAAGGGCATCACCCAGCCCGAGCTGTTAGAGCTGGGCTACTCGTCCGCGCGACGCACGGTAATATTTACGATCGGAGAGGCTGCGGCGGTGCGGGGGAAGGGGCCCTACCGCAGCCTGTACGACGCGTTCAAGGCTCACGAGCAGGAGAAGGCGCGGGCGGCGGGGCGAGAGATCCGGCCAAGCAGCAAGATCCCGCGGACGAATCCCGAAGCCTACATGGCCAAGGGCCAGATCCACCGGCGGGCGCAGAGGAAGGTCGAGAAGCGAATGTTGAAGGACCTCTGGCAGGCTTGGCGGCGGACCAATGTAGCAGTGTGACCCAGGCGGGCGGTGTCCGCCTCGGCGGCCCCGGCGACCAGATCGGGCATGTTGCCCAACCCGCATGCGTCGCCGGGGCCGCCCTCCCTTCAACCCGGAGGAAGGACAACCATGGACCTACCCAAGAAGCTCAATGGGGCCGACATCGACCTCTTGCTGGACGGCACTGCCTGGCCCGAGAAAATCGTCGTGACGAAATGTGTGATCTGGCTTCGACGGGATCGGCACGTCGCATGGCTGCGGATCGTGTGCTGGGAGTTGGAGGCCGTGCCCGCGATCGTCTCTAGGACCGTGGGCCACATGCTGAGCCTCGATGCTGGAGAATCCTATCCGCAAGGGCGTCGCTTTGGCGATGACGAGGTGGAAGTGGAAACGAGCAACATCAATTACGGCTCGGAGATCGTCGTGCGCGGAGATTCGAGGGTCACATTGAACGCGACGCTGGACGTCTACCGGCTAAAACTGTCCGTGCCGATCAAGTGCGTCGAGATCGAGACGGTGGCGACCGATGAACGATGGGATCGACCCTCCTGGGAGTCGCATGACGAAGAGCTGTTCGGCCTGTTCGGCGTGCCGAACATCGCGCGGACGCAGAGGACGGCGCTCGAGGATCAACGGGTTCTGCACACGTTCAAGTGGCTTCCGCGAAAGCCGGCCCAATGAGCAACGAACCCACGATGAATCCAATGTCGGTCTCCGAGGTCGCCCGCTGGCTCGGGGTCTCTGAGGAGCGGATCCGCCAATTCCTTCGCCAAGGCCGCCTGCCGAATGCCTGGCGGCGCGGCCGCCGCGGCTGGTGGCGGATTCCCCGGGCCGACGTCGAGGCGCTGGTCGCTCAGCGTTCCAAGGGCCGCACCCGCGAAACCACAAGGCCGTCTTGACCCCGGGCGGCCGAGAGAGAGATCCTGGGGGCGTTTCTCGTCCGGGCGTCCGCATGCGCCCCTTCCGGCCCCGGGCCAGGTCGGTCTCCGCCTGGCTCGGGGCCACCGCCCGGCCCTCCGCCTACTCCACGCAGGCGAAGATCACCTCTTGCGTCACGCAGTAGGAGTCCACGCACAACACCTGCACGGGCTCGGCCGTCCGCCCGTGCATCCGACAGCCCCGCTGGGCCTCGGCCCTCACGACCGTCGCGTCGTTGCCCTGGACCCGGACGCGCACTTGATCCTCGCGCAGCTCGTGGATCCAGGCGTGGGTGGCGCAGCCCGACAGCACAAGCAAGACGACCAGCGGGACGATCCGTACCATGACACCTCCCTACATCCGACCGAGCAGCGAGCCCAGCGCCCCGGCCGCCTTGGCCTCGGCCTGCGCGCCGCGTCGGTCGTAGCCGCGGGTGGTCTGGAGCTGGGCGTGGCCGGCGAGCCGCGAGACCACCGCGAGGTCAGCGCCCGCCTCGAGGAGAGACGTGACGCACGTCCGGCGCAGGTCGTGCGGGGCCAGCGGATCGAGCCCCGCCTGCCGGGCCCGGCGCGCCACGATCTCGCGGACCGCGCTCGTCGAGAGCCTGCGGCGGGTGGCGCGGCCCTCCCGGTCGAGGGCCACGAACACTGGCCCCTCGCCCCGGCCGCGGACGGCCCACCAGGCCTCCAGCGCCCGCATGGCCGCCTCCGGCAGGTAGGCCCGCCTCTCCCGGCCGCCCTTGCCCCGAACCCGGCACGTCCCGGCCTCCGCGTCCAGGTCCGCCAGGTCCAATCCCACCACCTCGGCCCGGCGCATCCCGCTGGCCGCGAGCACGAGGAACAACGCCCGGTCGCGAACTCCCGCCACCCCCCCCGCCTGCCGGCAGGCCTGGCCGAGCCGCGCCAACTCGTCGGGCTCCAGCGCCCGGCCCCGGGCCATGCGCTCGCCGCGGACCGGCGGGAGGTCCACGGCCCGCTCGTAGTCCTCCCGGTCCATGAGCTCGGCCCGCCAGCACTCGCGCAGCACCCCGCGCAGGGCGGCCAGATGGAGGCGGGCGGTGGCCGGCGCGTAGCGCTCCACGAGTCGGGCGCGCAAGGCCAGCGTGTGGGGGCGACGCAGGCGATGCCAGGGCAGGGCCAGCGCGCTCTCCTCGCCTCCCATGCACGCCAGGCGATTGAGGCAACCGAGCATCGTCCGGCGGCTGCGGGGGGCCAGCCGGGCCAGGTAGAGGGCCACCGGATCCACCTGCGGCTCGGTCCGCTCCGGCGGCAGGATCTCGACGACCCGTCCGACGCCCGGGGCGTTGGCCATGTCGCCTGTGTAGTAGATCTCAGTTCCGGGCTGCAGGTCGGAATCGGATACCATCGTCTGTCTCCTCCTGTGGCCAGAATCGCGGGCTGGCCTACTGATCGGCTGTACGGTGCAGGGACTGGAGCACCGCCTGCGGGCTCGCCCCCGCTCGCTCCAGAATGTCCAGCAACGCCCACTCGGCCGTGACCGACACCGACTCCAGGTCCCGGCGCAGGCGCCCAGTATCCACCTCGTACACGCCGCAGGCCGCCGCGAGCCCCTCCGGGTCGGCCAACAACACGCGCGGCGGGAGCTCCGGAGCCAGCCCCTCCACCACCCGCACGGCCCCCGCCCGGACCGCCCGGCAGAGCGCGCCGGCCTCGGCCTCGCCCCAGCCGAGCTCCGCCAGCTCCTGAGCGCCCCGCACGAGGCCGGCGTACCAACGCTCGAGGTCGCGGCGCATCACCTGGTGGAGGGTCAGGCCGCCGCGGGCCCGGCAGCCGAGCTCGGCCTCGAGGGCGGGGGAGACGCGGACGGACAGCGAGCGATCGTAGCGGCGGTCCATGCCGTGCCTCCCTAGGCGAACGTCCGTGCGACGGCGAGCACGAGGAACACGAACGCCAAGGAAGCCAGCCCCTCGATGATCGCTACGATGTAACCCATGATGTGTCTCCTCTCGCCCTGCCTCGTCCGTCCCAGGAAGGGCAACCCCGGGAGACGCCCGCGAGGGGCGTTTCGGCTTCAGAGAGCGGCGGTTCGCGTTGCCGCCTCGCGGAAGGCCTCAAGCACCGTCTCCGCCTGCTTGGGCGTCTCGATCGCGCTGCTGAAGATCCGCCCGCTGACGCCGTAGACGCGGACCCTCTTCCAGCCCTTGTAGGGGGCCGGGCTCACCTCGACACGCACGCCGTTCAGAATCGCCGTCTCCGTCTTGCCGCTGGTCATCGTCTTGCCTCCTAGGTTTATGCCCACATATGTATGCAGACGCCATGCCATCCTGTAGAGGCCGGAGGATGGCCGAGAGGGCCGTTAGGACGTGTCACGTGGAACGAAAGTGCCCAAGAGTGGAAGCGGACTCCACACGCTCTGCAACTGGCCGAGAATGCTGGAGTTTTGGGCGCGGGAAAACCGCCCCAGGTGGAAGGAAACTACCCACGGTCCTCAGGAGGTCCGTCGGGAGCCCGAGGCCTGGCAAGCCCCCAGAATGCCTCAGGATCGACGATCGGCCGCGGAGAGGAGCTCAAGGTCGGGCAGAGAGCCGAACGGCCAGGAGGGAAGCGTTCGGTGGGGGAGGTGGGGAATAGAGGGCTGGGAGGGCTCTCGCCTCGTGCTCTCCGCGAGGGCAGCCCGCGCCCGCAGCCTCAGGCTGCACCTGCAACATTCGGCTGCAGGGTGAAACCCCTGCAACATCAGGCTGCATCGAGGCCTGCGCAAACCATGATTTGCGACAGCCATCCCCCCCCCGGTGCCCCCCCGTGGTCCCTGGGGGACCCCCTAGGCGGACGCAGGCGGCTCCGATCGAGCGGCGACCTGCTCTCACCCCACACCCACCAACCCTACAGGCCGCCTCCGCCTTCGTGCCGGTTCACGCCAGGCAAGCCTGCCCCGACGTGTCGAGTGGCGACGTCGTTGGCACCAGGCCGGGCTGGGTGGGTAGCCGGACCGCAGAGAACCCGTTGCGCTCCGACAATGGGCTGCTGGATGCAACACCCCCCTCACGTCCGTGTAGATCGCGGTCTTACGGCTCTCGCTATGTGGGGTCGCCTGCCAGTCGGGGACTACGCTACGCCGTCTGTATGCCGAGCGGACCCTGGGCGCAGATCGTCTCCGAATTGCCGGCTTGCCGTGGTAGCGGCCTCGGGCTGCAGATTGCTCTGCAGCGCACCGGAGGGGTTGGAGGGGTGGGCGGGCAGATGTGCCGGCGCCCCATGCTCGGCTCCTTGGACCCCTGCGGCCCGGCAGGCGCTGGACGGGCCAGCGCGGCCGAATCGCGAGAGAGCTTCGACTCGCTCAGGCGACACGGAGCCTTCTATAGCACCTCGCGCTGCGAGTGGACAAGGCATCGCACACGGGCGGCAGGTGGCCTGTCCCGACGCCCCACGAGAGGGGCGGCTGTCTCCGTGCCGATCCGAACACCATGCCAGGGGCCGACGAGCAAGCCGCTCGCAGGCGACGTTTTGCCGGGAGGTTGACAAAAATTGCCGTTTTTGGGTAAATTCGTTCCGTCCCCCTCGGAGGGAGTCTCTTGAGAGAGTCGACGAGCCCGTGGGCGTTGGGTGTCCTCCAGCTAGCAGCGTTGGTCGGGGCGGTCTGGTGGCTGGGCCTCGCGGGGCTCCTTGTGTTCTTCGCCGGCTACGTCCTGGGCTTTACGGGGGCTCGGGCGCAAGGCGAGGATCTGGCAGCTCGCCGGCAGACCTCTTCGGGCCATTTTCGCATGGCTCGCGCCGCTCGTGTCCTGTCGGAGGAGCAAGCGGCCCACCGGCGGTTTCGCTCGCGAGCCGTCCGCCGAAGGGACGGGTAGCGGTGCTACGCTCCGCCGAGCACGCGATGGACACGCTGGTCGAGCTCCGCAGCCTGCGCGAAGGTCGGAGTGTCGACCTTGCCGTCCGCGGCAAGCGTCGGGCCGCCCACTGCTCGGCAAGCCCCACCCACCGCCGGGCTCGCTGGCAGCAGCCGGCCCGTTCGCGCGATGGCCGCCGGCCCGGGGCGTCGGTTCTCGTCTGCGACCGCTGCGAGCGGGTCTGGCCGATGGTGGAAGAGGCGCTCCCCCTGGGCACGCTGGCCCGAGGCCACAGGGTGCGTGCGGGACCCGACGCGAGGACGGCGGGCGGCTGGGGCCGCGACTGGCGGGTGGCGCGCGGCGATCGGCCGCGCCGCGGGAGTCCCTCGGCCTGGGACCTGTGGGCGGATCTCGAGACGGCCGTCGCCCAGCTCGAGGGCTGCCGGCCGCGCGGCTGCCTGCGGCCGTTGGGCGCCGAGCCCCGCCACGTGCTGGAGCTCGATGCCCTCGTGCGGAACCTGGGGATTCGCCGCCATCCGCGGTCGCAGTGGAGCCCGGGGCTCCGCTCGTGGCTCGACGCGCTCGAGCCGCGGGACTGGCGGGGGGCGGTGGAGACCTGGCTGGGGACGGGCGACGACCGGAGCCAGGTGCAGGTGGCGCAGCGCTTGGCCCCCCACGGCTCCTGGAGCGTCCGCGCCCTGGCCGGCTACCGGCGGCTGGGGCTCCGGGCGTTGACCGAGATCCTGGAGGAGCGGGGGATGCTCGTGGAGGCCGTGGCGTGACCCGCCTCGATCGCGCCGCGTGGGTGGAGATCGAGAAGCTGTCGATGGGCCAGATCGAGGCGCGGGTGGCGGCCGGAGCCCTCCCCCAGTACGTCAGCCCGCGGAGTGCGTCCGAGGTCCTGCCGATCCACATGGACCGCCTGTACGAAGAGGTGTCCTGCGGCCAGATCCGGGCGGCGAAGATCGGCAACAACGGCTCCGGCCACCGTTGGCGTATTCCGCTCACCGACCTGGTGCGGTGGTGGCGGGCCCAGTTCAACGTCGACTCCGACGCGTAATGTTGCCCCACGACGCCCCGCCACGCCCACAGACGCCCCACCATGCCCTTGACGTGGGCTGGGCCGCGGCGTATTCGGCATACCGTGGACGAAGTGCGCGTGGGGAGCGCTCCGAAGGAAGCCCCGGGAGCGACTCGCCGCAACCGCAAGTGGAAGTGGGATCCGGTCCTTGCCAACCGGGTGCTGCTCCTGATCGCCCGGGGGTTGACGCTGGTCGGAGCGGCCCGCCGCGCCTCGACGCCCGAACGCAAGCTGACCGACGCCGAGATCCGCTGGTGGGCGGTCAAGGACTTCGAGGGGTTTGCCGACGAGCTGGCCGAGGCGCGGGTCCAGCAGCAGCACGCGCGGATCGACAGCGTGCACGAAGAGGGCCGCGCGCTCATGGCGCTGGCCAAGGGCAAGACGCGGCGCGTGCCGAAGGGCGACCTCAAGGCCCAGAAGCGGCAGATCAACGAGGACGCGCGCCTCATCCAGGCCCGGGCGCAAGCCTTCCGCGAGTACCGCGAGTCGGTTCACTGGCAGGCGCAGCGCTTTGCGGCCAAGGACTTCTGGCTGAACGCGCAGAAGGGAGCCGAGACGGCCCTGGAGCTTCCGTTCGATGTCGATGCCGAGCTCATCGAGCGCCTCGACCGGGTTCTGGAAAGCCTGGCTGGGCGAGCTGGCGACGCTCCCCCGGCGCAAGAGACACGCGGCGCTCCGAAGCCTCCCGTTCACTGACAAGCTCCGGTTGCTCTACGCCTGGGAGCTCTATGCGCGCGACGACCAGCTTCCGCCGGCCGGCGGGTGGCGTGTCTGGTACATGGAGGCCGGAAGGCGGGCGGGCAAGACGCGCGCGGCCAGCGAGTGGATCCACCGGCGGGTCGAGCGGCGCGAGGCGCAGCGCATCGGGCTTCTCGGACGGACGCCGGCCGACGTGCGGGATGTGATGATCGAAGGCGAGTCCGGGCTGCTCGCCACCGCCAAGCCCTGGTTCAAGCCCTACTACGAGCCGACGCGCCGGCGCGTGACGTGGCCGCGGCCCCGGGCGCGGGCGGGCTCCGCGCGGATCGTGGTGGGCGGCGAGGCCGCGACGGCCCGCGGCTTCTCCGCACAGCAGCCCGAGGAGCCGCGCGGCCACCAGCACGACACGGCGTGGATCGACGAGGTAGCGGCGTTTCCCGGGCCGGAGGCCGTCGACAACCTGCTGATGGGGCTTTCCGGGGGGCGCGACGCGCGGGCCGTCGCCACATCCACCCCCCGGCCGGTCGGCTGGCTGCGCGAGTTTCGGAGCCGCGAGGGCGTGGTCATCACCAAGGCCACGACCTACGACAACCTCCACAACCTGGGAGCTGGCTACCAGGAGGTGGTCGCACGCTACAAGGGAACGCGGCTCGAGAAGCAGGAGCTGCTGGGCGAGTTTCTGGAGGGCGTGGAAGGGGCGCTTGTCCAGTACGAGGAGATCGCGCGGACACGGGTCGAGGTCCCCTCCAAGCTCCAGCGGGTGGTGGTGGGGGTCGATCCGGCGGCCAGCACGGGGCAGCGGGCCGACGAGACGGGGATCGCCGTCGCCGGCCTGGGCTTCGATGGCCATGTCTACCTGCTGCGGGATGCCAGCGCCAAGCTCGCGCCGAGCGCGTGGGCCGAGCGGGTCTGCCAGCTTTTCGCCGAGTACGACGCCGATCGGGTGGTGGCCGAGAAGAACATGGGCGGCGACATGGTGCGGCAGACGCTTCAGACGCAGAACGAGGCGCTCCCCGTCAAGCTCGTGACGGCCACCCGGGGCAAGACGGTGCGCGCCGAGCCCGTGGCCGCCCTCTATGCCCAGAACCGCGCCCACCATGTGGGCGAGTATCCGGAGCTCGAGGACCAGATGCTGGGATTCTCCTTCGCCGGCTACGGCCGCAGCGGCTCGCCCGACCGGGCCGAAGCCTGGATCTGGGCGGTCCACGAGCTGGTGTTTGCCCGCCGCGGCCTCGGCCGCCTCACGTGGGGCCGGTAGGTGAGCAACGGCCACGTCGGCCTCGGAGAGCTCCGCGCACTGAGCCAGGCGGCCGACGTCTTGATCGATCGCAAGAACTTTGCGGCCATTGCGGGCAAAACGTTTGGCGGCGAGCGCGATCTCTTTCGCACAGGCGGCTACAAGCGCACGCTGCGCTTCGAGGACTTTCGGTCCCGCTACTGCCGCAACGGTTTGGCCAAGCGGATCGTCGATGCTCCGGCCCGCGCCACGTGGCGGAAGTTTCCGGAGCTGGTCGATGCGCCGGAGACCGGAGCCGAGACCGCCTTTGTCCGGGCCTGGCGCGACCTGGCCCGACGGCTGGATCTCGGCAAGCGCTTCGAGCAGGCGGATCGGCTTGCGGGGCTCGGCGAGTTCGCGGTGCTCCTGCTCGGCGTGCGCGACGGCCGGTCGCTGGCCGAGCCGCTCCCCAGCCGGCTGCGCGAGGCCCGGGATCTGCTCTTCGTGCGGGCGTTTGGCGAGGACTGTGTCTGCATCCACCGCCGGGTCCGGGACCGGCGCGATCCGCGCTTCGGCCTACCCGAGACCTACCACCTTGATCTCGCGGACGTGGGAGAGCGCGCCGTTCGCACGCGCACCGTCCCCGTCCACCACAGCCGGGTAATCCATGTGGCGGAGGACGCGCTGGAGGACGACGTGCGGGGCACGCCGCGCCTTCAGCCCGTGTGGAATTTGCTCGACGATCTGGACAAGGTGGTGATCTCGGCCGGCGAGAGCGCGTGGCTGACCCACGATCGCGGCATTGCCATCGAGCTCGACAAGGACGCGGACCTCGACAAGGACAACCTCGAGGCGCTCGACGACGAGGTGAAGCGCTACGTCCACAACCTCCAGCGATATCTGCGGCTGGCCGGAGGGCGGGCCAATGTGCTCGGGTCCGAGGCGATCGACCCGAGGGGCTCCTTTGAAGTGATCCTCAGCCTGATCGCTGGGGCGACCGGGATCCCGCAGAGGATTCTTCTGGGCTCGGAGCGCGGCCAGCTCGCGTCGAGCCAGGACCGGGCCAACTTCGCCGATCGGATCGCCGAGCGGCAGGTGGGATTTGCCGAGCCCTGTGTGCTGCGTCCGTTCGTGGCGCGGGCCGTGGACCTCGGGGTGCTCCCTCCGCCGCAGTCCGACGAGTTCGAGGTGGCCTGGGGCGGGCTCGACACGCTCGGGCTCTCCGAGCTCTCGGGCATCATGCAGCGCATCTCGCGGGCCGCCGCGGGGTTTGCACAGGCCACGGGCCGGGCGCCGCTCGCCCAGAGCGAATGGCGGCGCATGTTCCGTCTGCCGGAGGAGAAGCCGGACGCATGAGCGTGCGACGACTTGCGACGCCCGCTCCCTGGCTCGTGGCGGACGTTGAAAAGGCAGTAGAAATGCGTCCGTGGGAGAGCGGCCGCTCCATCGAGACTTCGGGCTTTGCCGTCGTCCGCATGGGGACGGACGGACCAAAGATCATCGAGCGTCCCACCAAGCGCGGCGTGGCCTGCGAGACCGCTCGGCAAAGAGCCCGGGAGGCGCCTGGAACGACGATCGGCGTCTATCGGGTGCACCGCGATGAGTCCGAAGAGGTCGCCTACGAGCCGATCGGCGCTTGGAATGCGGCGCCCGACGGCCTCGCCACGCTTCGGGGCGAGGTGGCGACCGACCGCATCCGCCGCGAGACGTTCGGGGGCGAGGAGCACGTGGTGCTGCCTGTGGTGGCGATGGTCGAGGGCGTCCACCACGCGAGCAATAGCCCGGTGCCCACGCTCTGGCTGGCCGAGGAGTTTTTGGCGCCGCCCGAGGCGTGGAACGGGCGGCCCGTGACGTTCCGCCATCCCGAGATCGACGGGATCAAGGTCTCGGCGAACGACCGGGCGATTGCCGATCGGGTGGAGATCGGCCGCGTCTTCCACGCCCGGGGCGAGAACGGAAAGCTGCTGGCCGATCTCTTCATCAATCTGCGGAAGGCGGAAGAGGCCGAGGCGCGGGCGACGATCGAGGCCGTCGAGCGCGGCGAGCGGACCGAGGTGTCGGTCGGCGCCTGGACGCAGCGGGCGGAGGCCCACGGCACGTTCGGGGGCGAGCCCTACGAGGCGATCGAGCGCGGCGTCAAGCCCGACCACATCGCGATTCTGGGCCCGGACGAGATGGGCGCCTGCTCGTGGGAGGACGGGTGCGGAACGCCGCGCGCCGCGCTCCAGGCGGCAGTCCGGAGCGAGGCGCGGAGGCCGACGTTCGACGGGACCGAGACCACCGAGTGGACGGCGCCCTCGCTCGCGGACTACGTCGAGGCGCTCTTCGAGGGCGACGACCCGCCGACCTCGGTCGACGCGCTCTCTTCGGATCTCAAGCGTCGGATCGCGAGCCACACGCTGTTGGGCGAGGCCGAGGCCGACGACTTCCGAAATCTCTCGTTCTTCCCCGTCGTGCGCCCAAGCACCGGCCGCCTCAATCGCAACGCGCTCCAGGCGGTGCTCGGCGGCCGTGGGTCCCAAGCGGACATTCCCCAAGCCGCCCGCGACTCGGCGCAGGCGATGGCCCGGCGGCTGCTGGAGAGCGAGTTCGGGGACGAGCCCGAGAGCCAAACCCAACGGAGAAAGGAAATGAGCGTGGAAAGAAAAAAGCGTTTGCGCGCGTGCGGGGAGAACCTCGCGCGACTGCTGAACGAGCGGCTCGACGAACTGGCCGACGGGGACGACGACCGTCGTGGCGAGTTGATCCAGGAAATGGCCGACAACTCGGGGGAGGCGCGTGGCGTTGGAACCATCTCGGTCAGCACCGTCAACCAGATTCTGCGCGGCGAGATCGACTGCCCTCCGGTTCCGCGTCTCGAGGGCTTCGCTCGCGTCCTGGATCTCACACAGGAGCGGATCTTTGGGGCGGCCGAAGCCGACGGGTGTGCCGTTGCCGACGCGTCGCAGAACGTGGAGGCGCTGATCGCCCATCCGCTGCTCGAGCTGGAAGACGCCGATCGAATGTGGCTCTCGAAGATTCCGACCGAACGACGCGCAGCGCTGCTGCCCAACTGTCGATGCAAGAGCCAGGCGGTGCGTCCCGACAAGGAGGTTCTCATGAGCCGAAACGACCTCGAGGCGGCAGCCGAGCGGCTGGGCTTGCGGGTTTACGACGCCACGGTCCAGACGCTCTCGGCCGACGATCGTCGGATCCTGGACGAGGCAAAGGCCGAGCGGCAGGCGCGCCACGCGGCGCTCGTACAAAAGGTCGAGGCGGCCGAGGGATCGCCCTGGTCGCGCGAGGAGCTCGAGGCCATGGAGATCGCGCAGCTCCAGAAGCTCGTGGCCGCCATGAAGCTCGACGAGCCGCCGGCCGATTTCGCGGCGAACGCCGTGCCGCCCGACGAGGAGGCTGTGCCCGCCACGCTCAGCCTGCGCGATCAGATCCGCAACCGGCGCGAGGCCCGGGCCTAGCCCGGGGCGCGCGAAGGAGGAAGTCCTGTGGGAAGCCAGAACGTCATCGTCCTCCGGGGCGACCCGACCCTCGACGACACCCAGACGGCCGCCGAGACCATCACGCCCGGCCACCTCGTGGCCTTCGACGGCTCGGGCAACATCGTCAAGCACTCGGTGGCGGCGGGCAACGCCCAGAAGCTGTTCGCGGCCAACCTGCCGGAGCGCAACCAGGCGATCGGCGACGCGTTCTCCACGAACGATCGCGTCCGGCTCGTCCGCGCCCACGGCGGGGTTCGCATCCACGCCCTGGTCGCCGCGGCCGCCGCCGCCATCGCCAAGGGGGCGCCCGTCGAGTCGGCGGGCGACGGTACGGTCCGAGCGCTGGCCTCGAGCGCGGCGACGAGCGAAGCCCAGCGGGATTCGGTGGTCGGCTATGCCGCCGAGGCCGTCGACAACTCGGGGGGTGGCGCGGAGGCGCGCATCGCCATCGACATCGCGTAGCGACCGTCGCTGCGCGTTCTTTCCTCTCGGCCTTCTCGCTTGCGCGGGGGGGCCGTTTTCGTAGGAGCCACGATCATGACGCCGATCCAGACTCCCCCGCAGATGATCCACAGCGCCTCTCCCGGCCTGTGGGCGGGCCAAAGGTTCCGCCAGGCCGGGCTTTCGAGCGCCGCGCTGCGGACGAACGATGTCCTTCGCAAGGACGAGTGGCAGAGGCTCGACGAGACGCTGGTCCGCGAGGGCCTTCAGCGACTCGTGGCGTTCGCCGACGTCCTGGACGCCGGGCTGGTCCTGCCCGTCGACAACCCGCTGGGGGTGACCGAGATCCAGGTGGAGCAGGTCTCCGATGCGTTCGCCGCCGAGCGGTCGATGAGCGGGGTGGCCCGCACGTCGAGCGACACGCCCGACTTCCAGCGGGTGACGTTCCCCAACTTCATCACCCACGTCGACTTCGACATCGACCTTCGCCACCTGGAGGCTTCGCGCAGCCGCGGCGAGCCGCTCGACACGACGAACGCCGAGCAGGCAGCGCGGCGGGTCGCGGAGTCGCTGGAGGACGCGCTGCTCAATGGCGGCCCGACCTTCGGCGGCAACGCCTCGCCCGGCTACCGCACCCATCCCAACCGCAACACCGGGACCTTCCAGACCAACGGGGCGTGGGACCAGGCGGCGAAGACGGGCGAGGACGTGCTGGAGGACGTGCTGTTCATGATGGACGGACTCCGCACCGATCGCTTCTTCGGCCCCTACTGGCTCTACGTGCCCTCCAACTTCGAGCGCAAGCTGGACGAGGACTTCAAGAGCAACTCGGACCTCACGGTCCGCCAGCGGCTCGAGCGGCTGGAGTCGCTGGCCGCCGTGCGGATCGCCGACCAGCTCGCGGCGAGCGAGGTGGTGCTGGTCCAGGCGACGTCGGACGTCGTGACGATCGCCGACGGCGAGGGCATCACGCCCGTCACCTGGGACCTTACCGGCGGATTCCAGACCAAGATGAAGGTCTGGGCGCTGCAGGTGCCGCTCGTGAAGAGCACGCACTCGGGCCGCAGCGGGATCTTCCATCTGTCCTAACGCCCATCGGAAGGCGAGTTTTTGAGGCTTGCCCGGAGGTCGCATGGCCAAGTACAAGTACGTGGGTCCCGAGGGACGCCACCGGCAATTCGATGAGAGCAAGAAGCGCGCCGTGGTCCTGCAGACGGGCGACGTCGTGGAGCTCACGGAGCAGCAGGCCGCGGCGTTCGCCGATCGGTTCGAGAAGGCGAGCGGCGGCTCCTCCGCTCCTGCCCCGCCCCGACCTCAGCGGATCGCGGGCACGGAGGAGTAGCGCCGGATGTCCGTGACGGCCGCCCAGGTGCAGGCGCTGACGGGCACGAGGCTCTCTCAGGACGCCATCAACGCGCTGCTCCCGGTGGCGGCCGAGATCCGCTCCGGCGACCTGGCGGGGGCCGGTCTGTCCGCCTCGCGCCTCGACGAGATCGAGAAGTGGCTCGCGGCGCACGTTGTGGCCCTGCGCGACCGGACGCTGCGCGCATCGGTCCGCGAGGCGGGCCCCGTGCGCGTCCAGATCCGATCGGCCCAGGCGCGCGATGGACTGCGCGAGACCGAGTGGGGACGCATGGCGATCGCGCTCGATACGAGCGGGACGCTCGCCCGGCTCTCGGCGCCCGCCCGAGCGGTGCTCCGCGTGCTGAGGCCGCTGGCCTAGACGGTGGGGGAGCTGGGGCGGATGGTGGCGGAGCTGCTGGAGGCGGAGGGCGAGACGTTGGCCCTGCGCGACCCGCAGGACGAAGACCACCCGGTGGCCGGCGTGCTCGTACCCGTCGACCAGCGGCTGGTGGACGGCATCACGATTCGGGCGACCGACCGCACCGCGTGGATCGCGGCGTTCGACCTGGCGGCGGGCAGCGATTGGGACGACGGGAGCTTCTGGTCCGACTTCAGCCGGTGGGCCGCCGATCCCGAGCGGCCGGAGGCCGGCCGGTGGTGGCTGGTGGAGGCGAACGTCCCCCAGCAGATTGCCCGGGTGCGAAGCCACCGCGCGGAGGGGGGCGACGTGCTCTATGAGCTGGTGGTACAGAGCGCTTGACGACCGACGTTCAGGGCTTCGTCGCCGACCTCCAGCGCATCGAGCACGACGTGCCGCTCGTCGTCCGCGACCTCCACGCCGGGGCGCTGGGCGACGCCTACGAGACGGCGGTCCGCCGGACGCCCGTCGATACCGGGGCGCTGCGGGCGGAAAACGTCCTGCTCTCGGCCGGCGCCCTGATCTTCGAGCCGGCCGGGCGCGTGGGTCCCGATCGTCGTATCCCGAGCACGCCGGGCGGCCCGTCGATCGCCGAGCCCAATGTCAGCCAGGCGCGGGCGGCCCTCCAGACCGTCGAGCCCTTCCAGCTCGACACGATCTTGAACCAACGCTTCTACGCGAGCTTCGTGCACGATGGGACCGACCAGGCGGCGCCCCGGCCCTGGCTCGCCGCGGCCCAGGACACCTACGAACAGTCGATCCGCCGGCTCTCGGTACGCGACGACCCCAGGCTGCGGTAGATGCCGACGACCTGGCCCGCGTTCGAGAGCGCGGTGCGCGCCCACGTAACGGCCCAGTTCACGGAGGTCGGGTCCCAGATCCTGTGGGAGAACGATCTGGCGCTCGGCCAAAAGCCGGGGACGGCAACGCCCGTCAACAAGCCGGGGGCCGCGAACAGCGAGTGGGTGCGGTTCTCGCTGGCCTTGGGCGACGCAAACCTCCAGGAGATCGGCGGTCCGGGCACGCCTTCGGAGCAGACCGGCCGTCTCCAGGTGCAGGTGTTCGTTCCGATCGGATCGGGAACCAGCCGCCTCCAGGACATTGCGAATGCGCTGGGCCAGGTGCTCCAGCGGCAGCGAATCGGAGAGGCGCACTTTCGGGAGCTCGAGGTGCTGGGGCGCGGTGCGACCCCTGACAACCGCTGGTTCGGCGTCACGCTGAGCGTGCCGTTCGTATTCGACCATCTACCCGCATGAGGTGAAATCATGGGCGACGCAAGCTCTGTTCGGATCGCCATTGCCCCCGAGGCGACGTTCGGGGTGAATCCGGGAGCGGGATTCGACTTTCTCCGGTTCAACAGCGAGGCGCTGAAGCTCGCCCGTGGATTCGTTCAGAGCGGCGAGATCGACGCCAACCGCCAGCCCGCCGGCCAGGTGCCGATCAACAAGGCGGCGGAGGGTCCGATCAACGTCGAGTCGTCGCTCGTCACGCCCGTCGACATCGCGTCTCCCGGCGGAGCCACACGTGGCTTCGACCTGCTCTATGCCAGCGCCTACATGAACGACTGGACGACGATCATCAACAACGCGGAGCCCGACGTCTCCATCACCAGCGTCGTGGGCGGCACGTTCGACCTAATCGACAACGACGTGTCGTCCGATGCGTTTGCCGACGTCGTGGCGGGCCAGTGGATCGAGGTCTCGGGATTCGGGACGAACAGCACGATCTACGCGCACGTGCTGGCCAAGAACAGCGATGCGGACCTCTCCTGCGAGGGCGTCCGGTCCAATGGCGATGCGGTGACGGCCGAGGCCAACCAGGCGGTCACGGTCAAGGGATCCATGCTGCGCATTGGCAACGTCAAGCGCTCGGTGGCCATCGAAAAGCAGCGGACGGATCTCTCGCCTGTCGAGTTCTCGCTCTACACCGGGATGCGCGTCCAGAGCTGGCAGCGCACGACGAACCCCCAGGGCATCATCAGCGAGGTGTTCCAGTTCGACGGCAAGCTCCAGGACACGACGCAGGCGACGTCGACGGGCGGCTCCGAAACCGTTAAGTGGGCGACCCCCCGGCTCAATGCCGTCGATCACGTCAACTGGATCATGGAAGGTGCGTTCACCGGCATCACCTCGGATCGCGTGGCGGAGATCGCCCACACCCTCAACAACCAGACGCGGCGAGACTTCGCGATTGGCGAGCAGGGGCCGCCCGACATTGGCATCGGGACGCCGACCCTCGACGGCTCATTCAACGTCTTCATGCAGAACGCGGACCTGATCCGGCTGTACGAGGACCAGAACCTGACAAAGCTCGCCTACCTGCTGGACGACGGCACGCGCCGCCAGCTCGTGAGCTTCAAGCGGGTGCGGATCACCGATGTGACCGACCCGGCCCAGGGCAACGACCAGACGGTCCAGGCGCAGGCGAGCTGGTCGGCGGAGGCCGACAGTGCGGGAATTAGTGGTCAAATCGATAGATTTTGATCCGGTTCCCGTCTGAGCTTCTTCGGGTTGGCCAGTGCCCGTCATCCGCTGGCGTTTGTCGACCAACGCTCCCCGTCGCAAGGCCGACCCTTGGGCGGACCGGGGCAGGACTCTGGAGGATGGGACTCAACATCGCGATTGACGTGGAGCGAACCGAGTGGAAGGTGCTCGGGGACTACGACGAGCGGTTCCGCGGGATCAACGTCAAGCTCAAGTCGACTGAGTGCAAGGCCTATCGCCGACGCCAGGAGCAGCTTTCCCGGCTCAAGCCCAAGCAGCTTCGCAAGGGGTGGAGCGGGACCGAAGCGGCGCTGGCCAACGTCCGCTCGGTCACCGCCTGCCTCGAGGACTGGAAGGGTGTGGAGGATGCCGGCACCGCCATCGCCTTCGACCGGACGATGGCCGAGGAGTGGGCCGACGATCCCGACGGCGCCTTCCTCCCGTTCTTCCAGGCCGTCTACCAGGCGGCCACCGAGATGGCGGAGGCCGATCGAGAGGGCGAGGACGAGAGCCTGGGAAACTCCGAGCCGCCGTCGACTGGTTAGCCCGGCGCAGTCGGATGACGGAGGCGACGGTCAAGGCGGCCGAGAAGCACGGGGGCGATGTGGAGGACGTGCTTGGTCTGTTTCCGGATCTCGATGGCCCGGAGACTGAGGCGCTCGACTTCTACTGGAGCATTCTGCGGGCCGGGACGCCCTCCGATCGGCCGGTCGATCGCAAGGTGGCTCTCGATCTGTGGCGAGAGCTTCACCCGACGTGTGACCCCCGCCGTCTCTTTGCGGCGCTCGCCTCCATGGACGCCGCGTTCTCCTCCCGCATCCACGAGCAGCGGAGCGAGGAGATCGAGTCGGCCCGGCGCAAGGCCGAAGGCGGCCGGAGAAAGGGGCGGTAGATGCCGTCGGTCCGCCTCGATGTCGACGCTCGACCGGCCGAGCAGGGCTTTCGTCAATTCGTCCGCGGCTCAGAGCGCAGCCGCCGCGAGGCCACGCAGCTCGCCCAGGCGATGCAGCAGGTGGCCCGGGCAATGGCCGCGATCCGCGGCGGCCCCGGCGTCGGCGCGCAGACCGCGGATCTCTCCCGCCAAAACCAGGCCCTCCAGAATCAGGCGCGCGCGACCAGCCAGGTCGCGGATTCCACGCGCCGCGCGACGGCCGCGCGCCAGGACTCGACCCGAGTCCAGCAAAGACAGCTTCGCACCGCCCTCACCCTGCTCTCGACGCTAGGCGACGAGAATCGTGCGTTCGCCCAACGGGAGCGCGCGTTGATCCGGCAGCGGGAAGCTCTCGGACAGACGGTCAACGTCCAGGAAAGGCTCGTGCGGGTTCAGGAGCGGGTGCGCAACGCGGGCGGACGGATCAACGAGACCTTCTCCACTCAAGCGGTGAATGCCCGCGATTTGCGGCTGAACATGGCGGGCCTTCGCACCAACGTCGGCCAGCTCTCCCGCAGCTTCTCCGTTCTC